TCGCTGTAATAATATTTTTTGTTGGATGTTATACAAGTAACAAAGCCTTTTTTGTCTGCATTTTTTTTTCGTATGTATTCTGAGAATATTCTGTCTAGTTTGTTTATAAGACCTTTACGAGATATTTTTTTTGGCATATACAAATATATTCAAATACAAAAGAAAAGAAAGAAAAAGAGTAAAAAGAAAGAAAAGAAAAAGCTCCCTAGAAAAACAAAATATCTAAGTACCTGATCCAACTGCCGTCCATCTTTATTAGGTTGCAGAAGTTTTGCTATAAGCAAAGGCAAATATATAATTATTTTTTTATCTACCTTGACCTTTATATCTTTTTAAATAATTCTTACTTGCTTTTACTTTACTACTTTTAGATTTTGAGTGTACCCCTTTTCGCTTTCTGCTTTTAGATTTATATATATTGACTTTTACTTTACGAGCCATCTCTTGTTATATAATATAAAAAACTACCAGCTATATATGCTAATACAAAAAACAAAATAATGTGATACAAGTTTATATGAGCTTCACCACAAATGCCTAATAAATGTTCTAAAGTTTCCATAGTTATTTTTTAAATATACTTGTTGCCTTTTCTGTAGTTCTACCACCAAAGTATGCTAATACTACAGCCATCATTACTTTTTCAAAAGTATCATTCCATACTTCGTTTATGTGAAATGGTATGCTATCAACACTATCCAATAAACCAGCAAATGAAAATATTACTATACACCATACTAAAACTAAAGGCCTTACATTTTGCGTGAGCCAACTACCTTTGGAATCTGCGACCCACCTAGTACTAATAGCCTCTATCTCTTTATTTTGTTGCTCGTATATAAGCTGTTGTAATCTAATTTTTTCTTGTGTAGGTATCTTAGCTTTACCTATCTCTGCTATTGCTTCTTTTGGTGATGTAACACCTTTTAAAACATTACCGAGTGTTGGGTTTACTATTGATGCAGCTCCGAATAGTAGCTTACCTACAGTACTCTCTGCAAATTTTTTCTTTGGTTTACTCATTGCTAATTAATTTATATTCTTCTTTTGCATCATAAGACGGACACTCTTTTTTGTCAGTAAAGTCTTTATGGCCATATACTATGGCTGATGGGTGTGCTTCTTTCAAATCAACTAAAAGATTGTGTAGAGTTTCTGTTTGTTCAGGTGTTCTTGTATCTTTCCAGTCTTTCATATTTTTATCCATACCTCCAATATAACAAACACCTATGCTA